TGAATAGTTCGCAGCCAGTTTTCGGGGATTCGTAGCGGTAAACGCACGGCCCGCCACCAGACGGCAGATTTCGCTTGACCACAAACGATCGTCCATCAAACCGGGAAAGGCAAGTGTCAAACAGTTCTGCCGCTAGGTATCCATCCCCGCCGTTTTCTACGGTAACGGCAACAACTTGCCCGAATGTTTCGCTAGATGTGTCGTCGTCAACCTCGACAGAAAACGTGGCGCCAGTGCCGGCGCTTGGCGCATCTTGTGTCAGCACAACCGAAACGTCGGCAACGTGCGGCGGTAGCGCTGGGTTGTCCAGCCAATACGTTCCGGCGTTTTCCACTATCACCGCCTCGACAACCCCTTCGTCATGATAGTATTTGCCGCCATTGAATACTTCGACGCTATCGATGGCGCCGGTGGTTTTATAAAACACCCCGGCCGCGTGGCCCAGCACGGCAATTCCGGTGATCGCGCCGGATTCGTCCACAGATTGCACTTCCGCAAATCCGTAGGCGATTGTGGTTCCATCCTCGTCCGTTGCGATCCCCGCAATGTCGCCTACTTCATACCCTGCGCCGCCGTCTACTATGGTGACAGCGTTAGCCTTCCATGCGGCGCGGTTTTGGTGCGTAATTGAGGTGAGCGAAACGGTCAGTTCCGCGCCGGTGCCGCTGCCGAACGGGGCTATCGTGGCGATCGGCTCAATGCGATCAGTGCGTATCTCCGCATACAGCGGAACCTTTTCAACGTCCCTTTCGGCAAGCGTAACGGCTAGCCAATCGCCATCGCTGTAACCCGAGCCGGCCGCTGCCACGGTCACTGATTCTACGCGCCAAGTGAAATCGCCATTTTCTCCAAAGACGGGCGTTAGCGATGCTGGATCGTCGGTTTCAATTTGAGCGGCCAGCGTGATCGTCGGCACGGTGCGACTGTTGCGAACGTAGCCGGTGGCCTCGTTGCCGTATGTCGAGTTTCCATGCACGATCGTGAAAATGATAGGTGTTTCGTCTGGCACATCGCTTCCCGCCTCCGTGACCGTCACGCCTTCTATTGCCCATACGGGCAAGCCGCACGCATCTTGGTGCTCGTCTAGGACAACCTCTAGCGTTGGCGGGTCTTCTAACTCAATCCCCAGGCTTGCCGTTAGCGTCGGTTCCTCTCGCCCGTACACCGCGTAGCCGCTGCCGCCGCTTGTGACCGCAACGCCGGAAAGCGGCCCCTTTGCGGTCGCTGGATCGCCATTCGGCCCGGTGGCGGCTGCGGAGGCGCCGTCACCGAAACACGAAACGAGCGACAGCGTTATAAATGGCTGGCCTGGCGCTTGCGATTGTATTCCTTCGAATGCGACCGTGAGCGTATCCGGCAGTTCCCCGGAATTGCACAACCCACAGGCCGGCGTGCAGCACGGAGTGCATGAAAAAAGCATTCCCAGCGGGTACATCGCGACGGCAATCGCAGCCACGCACCACAGCGGTAGCGTCGTCGGATCGGCCGCGATTGCCGCAAGGATTTGCGTTAGCATTCCGCCGCCACTAGGTGCCACGTTGAATCGATTAACGCGCAGGCCACCCATTTTTGGCCTTGCCCCGAAATCGTCGCAAACTTGTTTATTGCTTCAAACGTGGAAGGCTGGCCGGCGTATACCACTCCGTTTCCGTTGTAGCGGGTAACCGTTTTCGTTTGGCCTTTAGTCCATCCGTTCGACACTTGCCCGAGCCGCATCGTGTCAGCCGTGTTTCGGATCGGCTGCAAATAGACCAGCGCGTAATGTTCAACCCCCAGTTGTTCCGGCTTCCATAGAATCGGCAGCCCTGTTGTTTCGTTGGTGATGAACTCCCCGACATTGTTCACTTGCGGCTTTGCGTACCAATGATCCAGCGAAGTAATGTTCAGCCGGATTTGCACCACGCCAGAAACCGCCACCATCCCGATTTTTCCTGGGCCGATAGGCTCAATCGCGACACCTACAACGGAAGCGTTTTCGCCCGGCTTTTCTCCAGATAGCACCGGCTGCATACGGAACTGACTAAGCGAAGACGCGGAAGTCGGTTTGATGTCGAGCGCGTCAAAGCCACGAATCGACAAAACGCCGAACTGGATAACCGGATCGGCCGTATCGTTCCTGCAACGAAGCGTAATATATGGCGGCCGCGCGACGCCGGGAGTCGCCGCAGCCGTGCCGGTTCCAGCCCCCAACACAATATCCGCCGCATCCTGCGCGCGGTTCCAGGCTCGCGCGGAGATGGCAGACTCAAGGGGCTGCCCTGGTTCAATGCGTCCGGTTGGCGAAGCCATCAATTCACGCCAATGCCAAGTTTTGAGAAATCGCCTTCGCGATATACCCGGTTGACATATACATGGCGAGGCTTTTTTATGACCGTATCCTGCGACACATCGGCTTCGTACCGCACCCACATATATTCGTGGCCGCGCTTTTCGATTCCGCTTATGCTTCCAACCGTGAGCGCCGGCAGCGTCATTCCGCTGCCCGCATTCGGTGACGCGACGAACTTAAACGCGAGCGACCAAGGCCCATCCCCCTTTTTTTCGTCCCATTCCTGTTGGCCGCTGCACCCAACGAAAAGCACTTCGCCGGGCGAAAACGTGCGAAACGCGGCGCTGTTTGTGGTGCCGGTCAATTCCGCAACCGTCTTTATCCACGCTGCCGTAACGTATGTCGCTGGCACATCGTAGGTTTCTGACCATTGCAGCGCCGGCACGACAATATCGACGCCGCTTACGCGCTCGTCGTCAACGGCAATAGCCTTTTGTTGATTGGGCGCATTCGTGCCGAACGCGGTTTCCGATAGCGCCTGCGTGATGTGCTGCGTGCCGCCGCCCGTGTCGAAACTCCGCGCCCGCTTCAGCGGCTCCGGTTCGTTGTCGTCGTCCGCGCCTTTCTTCTCGTAGTTGATCGTGAGTTGCCAGCACTTATCGCCAAGGTATGCAAGCGTGTACGATTCCACCGTGCATTGCACATTGGAAAACGGATATTGCCAAAAATACAGCGACTGCATCACCGTCGCGGAAACGTCCGCGTGTACAACTTGGTCGTCGTCGCTGCCGAAGATTTTGAAAGACTTCGTGTAGGACGCTGTGCCGCGAGTGCCGGCGCGCACGATCGTCGCGGCGCGGCTTTGCTTGTCTTCGATCCACGTTAGCGCGGGCATTATTCTGTCACCTTCGGCTTTGTCATGCCGCGCGTATTCTTCGCGGTTTCCTCGCTGGCCTTTGCGATCCGCTCTTGCAATGTTGAGCCGAAGCCCATGCCAGCCGCCGCGGCAGCGGAGAACGTTCCGGCAACTTCGCCTTTCGATTTCACAGCATCCGCGCCGGCAGCCTGCGCGCCGTCTTCGGTTGCATTGCGCGAGGCTTGCGCGGCATCTTGCTCGCGCTGCAAAATATCTTCTTGCTTTGTGCCTAGTTGCTCCTGCATCCGCAGGAACTCCTCCTCCGTTAGCCGGCCGGCAGCGTTGAGCGCGTGCAGTTGCGCCGCGAGGTCGTGCAGTTCGTCCATCGTCTGGGCGGCGCCAATGTCCTGCCCCAGTTGCGCGGCCTGCTCGCGCTGCACGCGGTTTTCCCTGCCGGCCGCCGTCTTTTGGTCGAGATTCCGTTCCGCGTCCATCGTGGCCGCGCGGCGCTCGTCTGCGCGCCGTTTGTTTTCCGCCTCGCGGCCCGCCTTCGTGGCCTCGCCGCCGGCAGCCATCGCGGCTTGCCGCTCTGCCGAATCGGCTCGCATCTTGTCGCCTTGCTCGCGGGCCGCACGCTGCCGGCCTTCGATGCCCGGCCGCGACTGCGCCCGTTGCTCCGCGCGCATCTCGTTTTCGTTGTCGATCGCCTTAATGCGCTCTTCGGTATCCTTGGCGCCGGTGATGAACCCTTGAACGCGAATCCACGCCTTTTGCACGTTGCCGACCAACCAATCAAACGTCGCCATAACCGTGTTCGCGATGTTGTCGAAAACGCCGATGATCGTTGCGCCTATTTGCGTCGTCGCGAGCGCCGTCCACATTTGATCCCATAGGATCGCAATGCCGGTTCCCAAATCCGTGAACACGTTTTGAAGGGACGTTATCCACGAATCGACATAAGACATTATCGCTTCGGTGCCGCGCATCCATCCGGCGACCAATCCGGCCCAAAGAATATCCATCGCGCCGGATAAGTCGCCGGCCGTGATGGCTTCGTAAATGCCGCCAAACGTTTTTGTTGCCGTGCTATACAGGTCGTTCATAACAACCGCGCCATCGGCAACCGCTTGGTTGAATCCAGTGCCGAGCGCTTCGGCCGCTTGTGAGACAAGCCCGCCAACCGGCGCCAGCGCTGATTTAATTTGCCCGCCGAACCCGTAGACCAGCGCGCCAGCCCCGGCTATCGCGGCCCCGATCGCGAGAATCGGCGCCGCAGGCGCCAGCCATGCCGCAGCCACCGCGGCGGCGCTTGCCACCGATCCGGCCACGGCTGCGGCGCAGCCCGCCAGATAGGTTCCGAAAGCCCCGGCAGCCCCGGCCACGAAGGCGAACAGCCCCGGCATTCCCCCCGCCACCCATGCCGCCGCGATCCTGGCCGCATTAGCGACGGTTGCGGCCGCGGTGGCGGCTGCCTGCGCGATGTATCTCCCTAGGGCAGTTGCGGACGCCACGGCGAACGCTGTGACCGCTGGGAAGGCTTGCGAAATCCATGCCCCGACAATCGCGGCGGCGCCCCCAACGGTTGCCGATACCGCCCCGGCGACAGATGAAACGTAGACCCCAACCGCTGCGGCGGCGCCAGCCACCGCGGAAGCCACGGCGCCGGCAACCTGCGCGGCCCAGGCAGCCGCGATTTTTGCCGCCCCGGTGACGGTGGCCGCGGCAGCCGATGCCACGGATGACGCGTAGCGGCGAAGCCCTGCCGTTGATTCGGTGACGAATTGAGCGGCCCGCGCGGCGGCATCGCGGCCGATAGCCATGCCGAGCGAAATAAACTCGCCGGCAGCCCGGCGGGCTGGGCCGGCAAGCCTCGAAAGGTCGCTGGCGAGCGCCGCGCCGAACCCGCCGGCCGCGGCTGCCGACGAAGCCAGCGCGGCAAACGCCCGCACCCCAGCCACGCCAAACGCGACCGAAGCCCGCGCCGCGGATGCCAACGAATTGGCAACAGCGCCGATCGCCGCCGTGGCGGTGGACGCTGCGGAAACCATCCTGCCACCAAGCCCGATCGCCATTCCGGCGAGCGACACGGCTGCGGATGCAGCGGCCGTGGCGAGTTTTATCGACACGCCAATAACCATTCCAAACGGCGCCAACACCGCTTTCGCCGCGCCCAGCACGCCACCCAGACCGAAGGAAACGGCTTGCAGCGCAACACCCAGACCGACCAACGATCCACCCACGGCAATGGCGCCAAACGCCACATTGGAAAGCGTAGAAACCAACGCGGCGTTTTTGGTGGCGAATGCCGTCAGCGCATTGATAAGCCCCAGGATCGGCGGCAGCGTTGCATTGATGCCGCCGGCCAGCGCATCGGCAACGGCGATTCCCAGCCGCTCCATCGCGGCGGCAATCTTGATTCCGGCGCCGGAAACGCCGCTCATCAGCGCGGCGAACTTTTCCGAAACGGGCATCGCGTTGCCCATCGAATCCTGCATCGATTCAAAGCCGGCAACGCCAACTTGTGAAAACACTTCCGCGGCGCGGATTGCGTCCTGCCCAAAGACGCGCCGGAAGATGTCATCTCGCATTGCGGCATCCATGCCGCGCGTGGCTTCCGCGATGGTGCGAATGATTTCGACCATCGGTTTCATCGTGCCATCAGCGTTGCGGAACGATTGAACCGATAGCCCCATTTGCGCTAGGGCGGCTTCGGCTTCGTCCACCGGAGCCTTGAGGCGCAACAGCATCGTCTTGAGCGATGTTCCCGCATCGCTGCCCTTGATGCCGTTGTTCGCCAGCACGGCGAGCGCGGCCGAAACGTCACCGATCGATTGATTCGACTGCGCCGCAACCGCGGCGACCATCGAAAACGATTCGGCCATTTTCGCGATCGATGTGCTGGACGAATCCGCGGCGGCGCTTAACGTGTTCGCGGCGGTTTCCGCCGATACGCCGAACACGTTCATGGCATCCGACATAACCACCGCAGCGGTGCCAACGTCCAGTTCGCCAACCTTCGCGAACTCTATCGCCGCTTTTCCGGCCCCGCCTAGAACGTCGCCCAGGCTCATGCCGGCCTTTAGCAACTCCAGCATTCCCTGCGTGGCCTGCGTGGGGCCGACGCCGAGCGCTTGCGACATTTGCATAGCCGCAGCGCGCACCGCGTCCAGTTCCGCGGCGGTCGCCCCGGTCGATGCGCGGATCGCCAAGAGCGTATCTTGGAACCGCGTTCCGGCGGCTATGCTTGCGACGAATGGCGCCGCCAGCCCGACGCCGGCGCCGCCGAGCCGCGCCCCGATCGAAGATAGTTCGCGGCCCAGGCCAGAAATCCGCGCGTTGATTTTGCGCAGCGCGCCGAAAAACTTCGACGGGTCTGCGCCGATTTCAACGTAAACTTGCCCGCTACGAACCTTCGAACTACTCATACGAACTTAGTCCAATCCGGCCCAAATAGCCGCTTGAGGTCTTCCGGCGTTGCCTGCTTCGGCTGGGGCTTTTTGGTGAACGGATGAAAGCGCGACGGTTCCGCCGTTGGTTTGTTTTGCGGTTTGTTCGCGTTGTAAAACTGCGCGAGTAGGTTTGCGGTATGCCACCAATCGCTCTCTAGGCGGGCATCCCTTGCGGCGAATAGTTGGCGGATTGTCCATTCCCCAGGATGGCAGCCGATGATTCCTGCGGCTTCCCAGACGGCATCCCAGACGGTGCGGCGAGGCTTTCCGCCGTCGCTTCCGTTACCTGCGCCTCCGCGCGGTCGAGCATTTCGGCGGCTACTTCGTCCATCTTGCTGCCGATGAGCCGAACCATCTTTCGGAGGCGCTGGGGGAAAAAATCGGCAAGTTCACTTTCGAGCGCCTTGGTTGCGGCCTCCATCGAATCGCCGCGCAAACCGTCGAGGAATTGCTCTTTCGTCAACCCCTTTTCCGAAACCTGCGCGACGAGAATCGCGTACAGCACTTCGCCTGCCTTTACGAACTGACTGCGCAGGATTTGAAACGTTTGGCCGATCGTGGAAACGTCGCCAATGTCGAACGGAACTTGCGTGCGTACCCGCTTGGTCGTGCCGTCTTCCTGCGCCTGATCCTCGACGCTATCGATCGACACCATATCGCGGACGCGTAGCGCGGCCCCGATCGTCAACGCCAGCCGCCACGGTCGCCCCTCATCGTCGCGAAACTCAATCACGATCAACCTCCGTGCAAAAGTGCGGGTCACAATGCCCGCGTCAATTTTGCCTCGACCGTGAAGGTTGCCACCCCGTCTATGGGATCGGTTTCTCCCGCTGACGTTACAACGCACGGGAATGACCATCCGCCGGCGCCACCGGAAACGGTCACAACCTCGCCGGATTGCAGCGCGTCAATTATGCCGCCGAGGTCGTCGCTATCGTTGAACTCAATCGATACGGACGAATCCCAGCCGACCGAGTAGACCGTAGCCTCTCGCGTTCCAAACTCGTCTATGTCGATCGTCCGCGCGGTCAGGCTAAACGACACGTTTCGCGCGCTGGCAATCGTGCCGCCGACAGAAACAGAGCAATCTTTGCCCAGCGTAATCGCCACGCGCGGGCCTTAGCCTTCCTTCGCCGTGACGGTGAAGGTTACGGCACCATCGACGCCGATGTTTTCGGTGACGCTCATCACAGAAAACTGGCCGGCAGTAGCCTGTGCCGTTAGGCTAGTGATAACCGAGTCGGCATCGTGGCATTCGATTTCCCAGGTCTTCGTAGTAAATCCGGCCATGTTGGCCTTGTAGCCTGGGTTCCCCGCCGTGCCGCCGCAATTGTCGCGGTTCGTCACATCGACCAGTTCCTGCTCCTCCGTGTAGGAGGCGCTAATAACGCCGGCGCCAAACGGTGGCGCCGCGCCGTCTTTGCCGAGCGAAATAGCCATGAAATGCGTTCCTTGAAGGTGTGCGAATGCCTAATACTTTTAATTGCCGGTCGATCGCGAAGCCGAAACCGTGTAGGTTTTGATGCCGTCGATCGGGTCATCTTCTTTTACAGAAGTGACGATGTATTCAACGTTTCCGGTTTGCGTGCCGCCCAGCGTAAACGTGTCGCCGGTTTCGACGCCTGGGTCATCCACGCATTCAAGTTCAACCGTCTGTTCGATTAGCGATTTGCGGAACTTGCGCGACGTGTCGCCAAACTTTGTGACGTCAACCTCGCTGGCCGTGTTCGTAACCGTGCAACTTCGCGCGTTCGATACGCCGGTAATGGTTACGTCTTTTCCGAGCAAAACCGACGTCGATTCCGATGGCATTGTTTTGGCTCCGTGGAACGATTCCGCCAGCCTACCGCGACCGTCGCAATGCGCGCCGGTCTATGGTCACGCCTGCCTAATCGTGTCCCTAAAATACTGCGGCAGTTTGGCGAGCGCTTTTTGCACGTTGGCGCTGCCCATGTACGGGCGGGCTGGGTAGCGGGCTTGCCGCGTGATGCTTGTCGCATCCCAATTGCGGCCGCGCGGTGCGCGGTTCGACCACAACAGGCTGCCGACGTTGTATTGACCATTCGGCAGCCGCGGCACGGCGCGGCCTTTGCGCCGCCGCTCGCGGGCAATGTAGGCCGCGCGGACGTTGATGCGATAGGCGCGGAGCGACAGCGTGCCGCCAAACTCATGCAGTTGATTTAGCCACGGCGATTTTTGCGGCCCGATTACTACGCTTTGGGTGGAACGATCGTAGTAGTCGAAAACGTCGCGATATAGCCAGCGCCGCGGCGACCACGATTTAGCCGGCTGCCCAGCCGGCCGCGGCTTTCCGCTGCCATACGGGGTTATGTCTTGGTAAAGCCCGCCCACGAACTCCGTTAGCCGGCCTTGCTTGGTGGCCTTGCGCCAGACTTTGGTTTTCTTCGGCGCCCGCTGGCCGATTGCTCGCTTCGTCGCCTCGCGCACATCGTGGCCGGCTTTATTCAGCGCGCGGAACCGGGCCTCACCGAGC